GGTTTATTCATTAAGAAATCCGAGTTATCCAGACTAGGTCTTAGAAGACAGAAAGTTGGGGTGATGGATATTTATGGCATCGATGATCAAGGGAATTCCAGTAACACTGTATGAGAAGACAGTAATTGGAAAAGATGAATTTGATCGCCCGCTACACCAAGAAATACCAGTGACAATTGAGAATGTGCTTGTAGCTCCGGCATCGACCACGGAAATTCTGAACGCATTGAATCTGACTGGAAAGAAAGCGGTATACAATATCGCAATTCCGAAAGGAGACAATCACACTTGGCAGGATTGCCGTGTAGATTTCTTCGGAATGTCTTGGCAAGTGATTGGGTTTCCACAACAGGGAATTGAAGAAAATATTCCGTTAGATTGGAACCAGAAATGGCAGGTGGCGTTATATGGGTAAGACGAAGATTGTTTTGAACCGTGCCGGTGTTAGAGAGTTAATGCAGTCACCGGAAATGCAGGCAATCCTTGTAGAGCATGCGAATAAGATAGCCAGTGCATCAGAAACCGAAGCGTATGTAGCACAGACACGTGCGGTTGTGAAAGTCTGCGGAGATGACGGTAATAACGGATTATTGAAGGCGGTTGGAAAACATGGTGGAAAAAATCGTTAAGGATTATCTGCAGTCCAGTCTTGAAATACCGGTTAGATTGGAAGAAGAGGATGATCTTGGAAATGAATATGTATTGATTGAAAAGACTGGATCTAGCACAGAAAACCATATTGCATCAGCAACTCTGGCTGTCCAGTCTTATTCTGCGTCCCTATACGGGGCGGCATCGCTCAACGAGCGGGTAAAAGAAGCAATGGAAGAAATAATCGAATTGGACGATATCAGTAGATGTGAGCTTAATACGGATTATAACTACACTGATACAGCAAGAAAAAAATATCGGTATCAGGCAGTATATGATATCGTCCATTATTAGGAGGGATAAGATGAATACAAAACATGTAAGCGCAGGAAAACCGAAAATCGGTGGAGCAATCTATCGAGCACCATTAGGAACCACGCTTCCGACTGATGCCAAAACAGAACTTGATGCAGCATTTAAGGAGCTGGGATACTGTTCGGAAGATGGAATCACAAATTCCAATAGCCCCGAGACAGATAACGTGAAGGCTTGGGGTGGTGATACTGTTCTTGATTTACAGACAAGCAAAGAGGACAGCTTCAAATATAAGCTACTTGAAATCACCAATATCGAGGTTTTAAAAGCGGTATATGGCGATGAGAATGTAACAGGGACACTTGAAACTGGAATTACGGTAAAAGCTAATAACAGCGAAGCGGAAGCATGCGCCTGGGTTTTTGATATGATATTAAAAAATGCATTGAAACGAATCGTTGTGCCATCAGGATCAGTTACAGAGGTAGCAGATATTGTCTATAAAGACAGCGAAGCTATTGGGTACGAAACAACAATGAAAGCAACACCAGATTCAGATGGGCAGACTCACTATGAATATATTGTAGAGAAAGGAAAATAAGATGGTTGTAGAAATGCCAAAAACAAAAACCGCAGCACTCGACGGAACAACAGAAAGTGGGTTCCAATATACAATACCACCAGATGCGATAGACGACTATGAATTACTGGAAGACCTGTGCGATATTGATAATGGAGATGCTTCTAAAATTACAATAGCTGCAAGACGACTTCTCGGAGATACACAGTTGGAGGCGCTCAAGGATCATGTAAGAAATGAAAACGGAAGAGTCCCAGCCACAAAAATGGTTGAAGAGATTACCCAGATATTCAATGAGTCAAAAGTAAAAAACTCTTAGTCCTCGCTCACATGATAAACATAGATGAAGAAGCATTGATTTGTGATTTTGCAGAAACGTATCACATTTATGATTACAAATCTCTACCGCTACGAACGGTGGGGATTTTTGCGTGTGGGTTGAGGCCGGATTCAAGAATCGGAATGAGAATATCTGATTCAAAACTTACAACAGATCAAACATTATTAGCAATGGTTGCTGATAATACGCGGGCAATCGCCTGGTTAAATAGCTCAGACGGTGCAAAAGGGATTAATCGTCCAAAATCATTGGTAGAGGCACTGATTGGAGAAAAGAAAACCATAGAAAGTGCAATCGAAACGTTCGAAACGGGACAGGATTTTGACGATGAGTGGAGACGACTGACAGGAGGTGAGAAGTAGTGGCAGGTACAGAACTTGCAAAAGCATATGTGCAGATTATTCCGTCTGCACAGGGAATCAGTGGAAAAATTCAGCAGGCAATAGACCCAGAGGCAGAACCGGCGGGGGCTTCGTTTGGAGGTAAATTAGTTGGAAAGTTAAAAGGGATTATTGCTACTGCAGCAATTGGAAAAGCGCTAGGATCAGCAATCAGTGAGGGAGCAAATCTTGAGCAAAGTCTTGGCGGAATTGAGACACTATTCAAGGATAGTGCTGACAAGGTTAAGGCGAATGCTGCGGAAGCCTATAGGACAGCCGGTATGAGCGCGAATGAGTACATGGAATTGACCACAAGTTTCTCCGCAAGCCTCTTATCAAGCTTAAGCAATGATACATCTAAGGCGGCAGATGTAGCAGATATGGCTATGACCGATATGTCCGATAATGCCAATAAAATGGGAACCAACATGGAAGACATTAAGAACGCCTATCAGGGATTTGCGAAGCAGAATTACACGATGTTGGACAACCTGAAATTAGGATACGGTGGCACAAAGACGGAAATGGAGCGATTACTTACTGACGCGCAGAAAATTACGGGTGTAAAGTATGACATCAATAACCTGTCTGACGTGTATTCGGCTATCCATGTAATTCAAGGGCAGTTGGATATTACCGGAACAACGGCCAAGGAAGCTGCAACAACCATATCCGGTTCTTTCGCCTCCATGAAGGCCGCAGCGCAAAATGTAATGGGTCAGATTGCTCTTGGAATGGACATAAAACCAGCTTTGTCAGCACTGGCAGAGACGATGACAACTTTTCTTGTCGGGAATTTACTTCCTGCAGTATGGAATGTAATTTCTGCACTTCCGGGGGCGTTAGTAACATTTATACAGACTGCTACACCACAGTTGGCAACTGCATTAATGCAATTTGTGCCAGAGATTGCGTCACAAGTCCAAACCGCATTGCCACAGCTATACGAAATGGCAAACGGAATGCTGCTACAGATTACAACTGCAATCCAAACGAATCTTCCAGGGCTATTACAACAAGGTGTTGAAATCGTAACTAATATTGCAAATGGAATATTGCAGAATATTCCTCAATTAATTTCGATGGCAGCAACACTGATGGCTAATTTTGAAAATGCGATATGGTCGGCGTTACCACTTGTATTAGCAGCAGGAGGCAAACTAATCCTCAATCTAGTTAATGGAATTATTAATAATCTTCCACAGATTGCAACAGCTGCAGCTCAAGCAGTGGCAAAAATGACGGCGACAATCGGACAGAATCTACCGCAGGTTCTGCAGTCTGGTATTGAGATTATTGGAAAGTTGGCGGCTGGATTAATTCGAGCAATCCCAAGCCTTATAGCTCAGATTCCTCAAATTATTTCTGGAATTCGAAGCGCGTTTTCAAATGTTGATTGGGGGACTATTGGTCACAATATTATCCAGGGAATTGCGAATGGACTCAGAAATGCAGGACATATGTTGTGGGAAGCTGTCAAGGGAGTGCTTGGAAACTTTAAAGACAATGTGTTAGCATTTTTCGGCATTCACTCACCCGCACGCTGGGGTGTGTTCGTAGGAGAAATGATTGACGCAGGATTCGTCAAAGGAATTATAGGAAAGCTTCCGGCAATTAACTCTGCAGTAACCAAGCTTCAGGATATTGCCACAAGCCCGTTCTCAAACGCGAATTTGAATTATGATTTACAGGGAACGGCAAACAGCTCTAGAACATCAGAAAATGAGACGTCAAGCCGACTTGATACTTTAATTGCATTATTAAGAGCGATTATTGCAATCATAGATGGAAAACCAAGCGGAGATGTAAGCGAACGAGAGCTGATTCGAGCATTAAGAGATATGGGGGTTGTATTCGAATGATAGAAATCAAATATGTATGTTCTAATGGAAAAGAATACAATCTTGTGGGTGACCGGATGAGACCAACGTCCGGTTACTTCCACGATTATGAATGGAAACCAATGACTACAGATCAGGAAATTGGAGCAGATGTATACGGGTTTGAAAAAGAACCAAAAACATATCAAATCACATTAACATTCCGTGGACCACTGGAAGAACGCAAAGCCAAGATGGATGAGTTGACAAACTGTTTTGAGTATGACGTTGTAAATCTTACTCCAGGGCGTATATGGTTTGGAAACTATTATATTGATTGCTATATTAAGGATATGTCCAGCAAAGTGTCATCTACCCGGAACTGCTGGACAGACATGGAACTCGGTATCTACTGTCCATATCCTATGTGGGCAGAGGAAGAATCTAAGAGCTTCTATCCGGATAGCGCGGGCAAAGGGGGGATTTATAACTTTTTAGATTACCCATATGATTATCAATACGACTATTCAAAACCATTATCCGGAACAGAGCATTGGTATGTAGATCATTACAGAAGTAGCAATTTTCAGATGACTATCTATGGCCCGTGTGCGAATCCAAGAATTACCATTGCCGGGCGGGTCTATCAAGTATACGATACGCTTGAGGCACATGAGTATATTGTTATTGATTCGCGTAAAAAAACAATTAAAAAAAGACTTGCTAATGGTACAGAGCAGAACATTTTCTACAAGAAAGCAACCGGTAATTCTATATTTGCAGAAATTCCGGCAGGAGATATCTTAATAAGTTGGAGCGGAGAATTCGGTTTTGACATTGTGGTATACAAAGAAAGGAGCGTACCGGAATGGATCTCATCAAAACAGACCAATACGGAAGGCAGATCGGCTATGTCCAGGGGGCAAATATAGATTTTGAAGTCGGAGCTGATGAATCAGATAGTATTAACGATTTTGAAATTGAACTTAAGCGATGGAACTGGGATGGATCTATTGAATATGGATCCAGAGTATTTTCGCCAGACACTGAATATGGTGGAATTGTCCGAGAAATCAGCACCGATACAAGCACCAATGTAATCCGTGCAAAAGGAGATACCTGGCGCGGAATGATGACCAAAAAAATTATACAGCCATTGAGTGGACAGGATTATGCAATAGCATCTGGGGAACTTAATTCAATCATAAAATCCAAGGTTGAATCTGAGTTCCCTGGACTTTTTTATGGCGTTACTGCAGATACGGGGGTTACAGTGAGTAATTATCAATTTGACCGATATTGTACCTTGCATGCTGGACTGGTTAAGATGTTGAAATCAGTAGGATATCGACTGGATATCAGATACCAAGAAGGTGATGTTGGTATGGCTGGATATGTGAAAGTGAGTGCTGTTCCAATCAACGATCTGTCATCAGAGTATGAGCTGACCAACGATAATAACATGAATTTCATAACTGACGATAACCGGCGCGGAATCAACCATCTGATTTGTCTTGGAAAAGGGGATTTAAAGGACAGGTTGGTTATACATCTATACGCTGATCAGAACGGTACAATTTCGCAGACTCAGCAATATTTTAAGGGAGCAGAGGAAATTGCGGCTATATATGATAGCAGCGGATCAGAAAGAGATGACCTGATTAAGAATGGAATTAAGGAACTGGAAAGCAAGAAGTCAAGTATGTCTTACAACATGACCATGACTAAGTTGGAAGGAAATATCGATCTAGGAGATATTGTTGGAGGAAAAGATTATCTGACCGGAATTAGCATGAAGAAACCGATTGGTCGAAAGATATGGACAATATCCTCCGGGAAAGAAAAAGTAGTGTATAAACTGGAAGGAGAGACATAATGGAAATAATTACAGGATATACAGGAAAGCCCCATGTAACATCAGAACAGGATAGAGATGTAAATATTGGAGTTGTGGGAGAAGAATCTTATGTACTGCAGACTGGAATGCAGTTGGCAGCAGAGGTATCTTCCAACAATGAAATTAAAATCAGAGACGGTGTGTTGATGCATCAAGGGTGCACAGCATCAATCAAGAAAAATACATATGACTCTCTTACTATCATCAATGGTAGTCAGGGAATGAAACGTATTGACTTGATTGTTGCTAGATATGAAAAGAACCAAGACAATGGAATAGAAAGTCTTGACTTGAAAGTTATCCAGGGAACACCGGCGGAATCAACCCCGACAGTTCCCGAATATACAGAGGGAGATATTCAGGCTGGTGATTATGTGGCAGACATGCCAATGTACCAAGTTATCATTGATGGACTTAATATTACAGAAGTCAAAAAAGTGTTTGAAGTCGCCCCGGGTATTGATGCTCTGAAGAAAGAGATTGCTGAATTAAATAGCAA